AACACATCAATGCCTCGAATGTCAGCATCGCATAATAACACTCTTCATGACTCGGCATCTGACCGTCTTTTGCATCCTCAATAATTTCTTCAAGCGTTCTCATAATTTATTCCTTCATCGTCATCTGCGCCGCCATCATCGTCGCCGTCGTCTTCTATGGTCTCCGATTCCGCAGCCGGCTCCGGGATGCGGAATTCCCGCTCCTCCGCGTAGCGGCCGAGCCAGTTTTCGGACTGGCCGAGCATGTGCTCGATCAGGTCCGGCGTCTTCGCGGCGTCCCCGGCGACCAGGCTGATGATGCCGGCCGCCTGCGCCCGGCAGAAATTCTCGATGTCGTTTTTGAAGACAGCGGCCCGCCGGGCCAGCTCCCGCTCAAAAAGCCCCTTTTCGACATAGCGCCCCTCCAGGATGGACGCTTTCATCGACCAATGGCGCGCCTGGGCCTTGATCTTCTCCGTCTCCGCCGCCTGCTTTTCCTGCTGCAGTCTCTCGATCTGCTCGTCGGCGGAAGGCCCTCCGTCTATTCTCCGGAGAAACGTCTCCGCGTAGCGCTCCGCGTCGGCGGCCAGATACGATCCGTCCGGACGCGGCCGGATCTTGCCCTCCTTCCTGGCCTTGTAAGCGGCAGACTTCCGGATCTTCCAGCCGAGCGCGGTCAGGTGATCGACCACGGCAAGGATGTTTTTCAGCGCCGGACCCTTCGCGGCCGCGGCGGGATCGGCCGCGTCGATCCGCTCGATCAATTCCCGCTCCGCGCTCGTCCAGTTTTTCAGGTTCGCGACGGTGGGGCTGTCCGCGTAGGCCTGCCGCGTCGCCTGATAGGATCGCAGCAGAACGGCCAGACTGCCGCGCTCCACGTCGTCCGTCGTGCCCGCGATGATTTTCCGGATGCGGTCCAGGTCGATTTTCATGCCGGGTTGATCCGCTTGATCTCGATGCCCGGGAAGGCGTCCGTCATGCGCTGGAGGATGACGGCGCAATAGTTCTCGGAGATTTCCATCCCCCGGCATTTGCGGTTTAGGTTTTGACAGGCGACCATTGTTGTGCCGGAACCGAGGAATGGGTCGGCTATCATTTGGCAAAAATCAGAGACGGTCAAAATTGTTTCCAGAATATCAACAGGTTTTTCCGTTGGATGATTCGGATTGCCAGTCCTACTTGAATGCAAGACGTTCCCAGACGCCATCTTGTTGTCGAACTCCGCCTTTACGTGAATACCAAACATCACCAACTCATGCTGCGAGCGCCACCCTCTCCCCATTCCCGGTGTCCCTTTATCCCAGACGATCATGCTTCTCACACCAAAGCCCGATGATTCCATCACATCAAAAAGATATACCCACATACGCCAATCTGTGAAAACATAGCACCAAAGCGGCGACCACATACCAAGTACCGATTTTATAAGGGCGCAATACCCTCGACTGGATAGGTTATCATTGCACAGTTTTGGTGTATATTCTTTCCCGTCCGCTTTCTTGCGTTTCGTTCCAATACTACCAGACACTCTTCCAGCCTCTTGAAAACCGCCGCTTGAATATGGAGGGTCGGTCAGAATTAAATCCGCATTCTCTCCGCCCATCACCCGCGCCACGTCCTCGGCCTTCGTCGAGTCGCCGCAAAGCAGTCGGTGTTCCCCAATCCTCCACAGGTCGCCCCGCTTGACCTTCCATGTCTTATTCAGTTCCTCCGCCCTGTCGATCTGCGGCTCGGCATCCGCATCTGCAACGCCACGGATGCCGGCGAGCAGATCGTCCATTCCCGCCTGATCGAACCCGGTCAGGTCAATGTCGATCCCCGCGTCGCCGATCTCCTCCAGCAAGGCCGCCAGCTTCTCGTCATCCCATTCCCCGGAGATTTTGTTCAGCGCGATGTTGAGCGCCCTCTCCTTCTCCTCCGGCAAGTCCACGACCGAAACATCGGCCTTTGTCCATCCCAGGTCCCGCATCACGGTCAGCCGCTGATGACCGCCGACTAACCGGTTTGTCCGCTCGTTCCAGATCAACGGTTCCACCAAACCGAACTCCTCAATGGAGCGCTTTAATTTCTCGTACTCGCTGTCGCCGGGCCTGAGCGCCTTGCGCGGGTTATAATCCGCGGGGATCAAATCCGATAGATTCATGGTTTTCAATTTCATCTTTTCACCCGTATCGCCTTTCCCAGCATTCCATGTTTTTCATCGCTTATTTTGCGCGGATTTCGCGGAGACGGATGAAGATCGGAGACGTTCATTTTTCACGCACCCCGGTAGATGTTTCTATGGGGTCCGGCAGATCTGGGAACGCTTCAATCGCGATGAATCTCCGCCGCCAAAGGCGGATATTCTCCGCGCTCATGCGCGTTATCTTCACGATATCCCTGTCCGTGACCCGTAAAGCCAGGAGGACAGCCAGCAAGATTATATTCCGGAAATCGAGCTGCGAACCGGATATGAACGTCCCGGTCAATGCCGTGAAATACTTCCCGCATTTCCGGCACGCCAGGCGGCCGTTCGACCAAAACCGCTGCAATTGACTCTCTGCAATCTCCGCACCACAACCTGGACAATGTGCCCCATCCGGATGCAGACGTTTCAACACCCAGATTCGTGAAAATTCATAATCCAGGAAATTCGCATTGAACACCGACAGGGCATCCGACGGAGTGAACACGCCCGCGCTCATAGCCTGACAATCAATAGGCTGTGGCATATCGCCAATATTGCACTGCTTTCAATGACTTCCATTCTTCCACCCCGTTATTATTTCTAAATGGAGTGATTTTTTGTGGTTCCGCGACCCGTATAGAAAACCTCATGCGGAAGAACCTACCGCATCAATATCGTCAGAGGAGCCGAGGTCTTCTATGGCGATGATTCCGGCGCGTATCAGCATGCCCAGGTCCTGCTTCGCAGCGACGGCCAGGTCACAGGCATGAGAAGCGATTGACCAGCGCATCGAGCCGATGTCGGATAGCCGGAGCGGAGGGTAATACACCAGGCACGGCACATCGCCCCGGCGGTAGAGGCGGATGCCGGCGTCCCGGTTCGCCCGCAGGTATGCGGACAGTCGCATGACCGGCGCGCTGTCCCGCCATGATCCGAGTTCAACTCCGGATATCTCCGCAATAAGGTCCGGAGCCTTAGCGTTGGCATCGGAGCATTCGGGAAATGCGAATATGTTATGGCTATCGACAGGGTTTTCGAGGTCGATTTCGGCAGGTTCCGTTTCATTTTTCATTTTACTGGACAATATTTTATTTTCGTATTTTCTCTTTAATTTATCTATTGTCATGCCTTGTCCTTATATTATACTTCAAATCCTGTTGATAACTGGCACAGGTGGCACAGGGTGTCACAGGCGGCTGGCACAAGTGAAACGTCAATGATTCCGCTTTTGTCACAGGTGGCACAGGTATTTTTCATAATAATCCAAAAGTAGTTACAGAATAAAAAAGAAAATAGAACAAAAAACAGTTACGAAATGAAACGCGCGCGCGCATGTGCAATATGTCGATTTTCACCTGTGCCACCTGTGCCAGCAGCATAACCATTTTATATTATTGTTGAATTTTGTCACAGGTGGAACGATTTCACCTGTGCCACACCTGTGCCACCTGTGACAGTCAATCTGGCCCGATAACTGATTTTGGCCGCGGAAATCATACACAAGGGGAGCGGGGGGGATCATTATTGCGCAATAAACTCCTTGTTTTTATTTAATGAATATTCCTTCATCACGATCCCTTCACGGTTTTGACCCCTCACATGAGGCTGCCACCAATAAAGACCGGTAAGCCGGCCGAACAATGGATGCTCTGAAGTGTATTCCTTGAAATGCCCGCGGCAGAGATGGACGCGGTTGTGTGATAGTGGTTTGGTCGATTCTCTGTATTCGCGCCTCGCGGAGGGCACGACGACGTTCAAGACGTGGTAGTCGAACAGTTCCTGCTTCCAATTCTTGCGGCGTTTCTTATTTAATTTTGGTGCCGCAAATATCTTTTCTGTTGATATATTTTTGCAATTTAACAACATAATAGTCGTAATAACCATTATGAGCGGGTCGCAAAGCATATCCTGTGCTTTTTGTAATACGTCTTCGGGAAGAGACCGATGTGTGAACGGAAGCGAATAGTGATTAAAAGTTGTTCTTTTATCATTGAAGGATGCCATGCAAGGATTCAACCGCCAACGATTTATATCTTTAAAATAATGAAACGCGCATACTTGATATTGGTCTTCTGAATTTACGTTCCGAAATCCAGCGGTTTCGTCTTGGTCTATTACGAGCGCGCCTTTTTTACTGCTTCCAGAAGAAAGAGAATCGATCCATAAACATTTATATGGCATTCTCATGTGTTGAAGCCGTTGTTTATTTAATAATGGTGTTCCTACCTTCATCCCAGACAATAGTGCCATCTCCCAATAATCACCAATATAGACTTGATGGGCGCATTTTATTAAAGATATAACGGTCGAAATGGCATCTTTCCTAATTGTATGTTCTTTTTTTAAATCCTCGATTACCTGATGCGCGAACATATCGAACCTCACTCATTTGATACGTTCTTAAACAAAAATCACTCCGCATTCATGTTGAAGCGCAGGCCCTCGATGTGGCGTTCGCGCGCGCTGCCGGTCCGCTTCTGGAACTGGCGCAGGTTGCTGCGGGCCACGAACAGCTCCCGGAAGAAATTCTCGCGGGAAAGGCCCGTGTAGCCGTTCTTGCTGCAATAATCCCGGTAATCCTCATAGAGCGCCTTCTTCTCGACAGACGCCTCCTCATCCTCGATGACGCGGTCCTCCACGTAGCAGAGGACCGGGTTGTTGATCCGGCGGTAGTCCTGCATCATATCCCGCGTCTCGTCGGAATTCGTGAAGCGCCGGCTTTCCGTCAGCCGGGCCAGTCCGACCACGGCCCAGGCGAAGATCTCCGACAGCTCCCCGCGCAGCGTATCGAACAGGTCCGGATCGCGGTCCGGATCGTCGTCCAGAAACTGCCGCTTGAAGCGCACCGGAAGCACGCGCCGGAAAAACCCGTCCGAATTGTCCAGGACGCGCGGCAGGCGGTTCGCGGCGAAGGCCAGTTTGCAGTAGGGGCTGAACGTGAAGGTATTCTTGTGCTTGAAGGCGGCGTTGATCGGGTCCCCGGAGGTAATCGCCTTGAAGTACGGCGATTCGATCGCCTTCGCGCCGACCTCCGTGGAGATGTTCAGGAGCTTGTTGTAGAGCGATGAGCGCTGAAACTGGTCCTCCAGATCGTTGAAGGACACGGCGGCGCAGTTTTCGTCGCCCACCATCTCCTTCATGATCTTCAGAAACGTCGATTTGCCGTCGCTGCCGGGTCCGATCAGCAGCAGGCATTTCTCGAAGCGCGTGTGCCGGGCCAGGATGTAGCCGAGATATTCCTGGAGCTGGTCGATCGCCTCCGGAGTCTGGACCGTCTGCTCAAGGTAGCGCAGCCACCGACCGCAGGTCCGCGGGGAGTCCGCGTCGAAGGACACGGGAAGCGCATAGGTGCAGTAGAATTCCGGGGCGTGCGGGGCCATGTCGTAGGTCCGCAGGTTGAACATGCCGTTCTGCAGGCAGATCCAGTCGGCCCGGTCGTTCACCTGGCGGCCGTGCGGGAGCGTGCAGAGCATCCGGACCTGGTAGGCGGCGTCCTCGGCGCGGCTCTTCTGGGATTCGTCCCCCAGGTAGCGCAGCGCGACGGCCCGCACATGGTCCTCGTCGAATGATTCCCAGTAGTTGCCGTTCCAGCGGTACATCAGCCCCGTGCCGGGATCGGACATCAGGGTCAATTCCGTCAGGATGCGGTTGGCCAGCAGGCGGGACTTGAACGACAGCCGGTCGTTCACGCCCCTGGCGAAGAATTCCAGGTACTGGATGGCGGCAGGGTCCGATGGAGGCGGAGGCGGATCGGACGCACCGCCGTCGTAGGGCCGGGCCGACTCCACGAGGGCCTTGAATTCCTCGGCCGTTTTCCCGTGCGTGACGAAAAAGTCGGTCAGATCCTGCCCGTGGCTCTCTGGAACGGCCCCTGTGGCGTCGATCCCCATGAAGGCAGGCCATTGCACTATCCGGATGGACTTCGCCACGCCTGCGAGCGCCTGGGCGGCAAATTGCGCGTATTTCACGCCGGCCGCGTCCGCGTCATAGGCGATGACGACATCCCGCCCCTTGAACGGGGCCAGGTGATCCGCCGGCCAGTTCTTCAGCTTCGAGGTCTGCGTTATCGCGTTGAACCCGTGCGACAGGGCGCAGATCGTGTCAGACTCGCCCTCGCAGAGAAGGATCGCGGCATCGGCCCCGTCCTGTACCAGCGGCATCCGCGGGAACAGCCTCGCCTTCCCCGTGTCCTTGGCCCAGGAGACGATCTTGTACTGCCCGCCGCCGGGCAGGTAGAGGCGGATATTGACCAGCTTGCCGGCGGCGTCCCGGATCGGGATCGCCACGCGCTCCGGTTTCTTGATCTTGACCAGGGCCCCGGTCTTCTTGTGCCGGTAGTGCGTCTGCAGGCGGAGGTCGAGGATCTCGATCCAGCGGCGCGACCAGCCCCGGATCTTCCCGAGGCGCTCGATCCAGGCGTCCGGCAGCGGCGGGAACAGCTCCCAGACGGCATCCATGTCGATGTCTTTTTGCGGCGGATCTCCGCCCCCGCCCCCCGCGCCGCGCGCCCCTGTACCCTGATTCCCCTGGCCAGGGTCAATAGCGTACTTCGAACAGAACGCCTTGAAGCCTTCCTTCTGGCCGTGGCCGTTCACCTCGCACCACAGGCGCAACAGGTCTCCGCCCGCGCCGCAGGAAAAGCAGTGATACTGGTCTTTCTTGATGTTGTAGGAGAAGGACGGGTTGGTTTCCTGGTGGATCGGGCAGAGGCCGTGCAGCTCGCCCTTCGCTTCTTCTGTGGATGTGACCTTGAACAGTTCGCGCGCGATTCCGGCCCGCTGCCCCTCCGGGAGGTTCTTCAGTGCGATTCCCATCTACGTTATTCTTCCAGGTTCTTGTTCATGAGGAGCGCGTAGCCGGCAATGTCTCGCCAGGGGTCCTCGCCGAGCGCGTCCTTGTTCGTGGCAATCCGGAACAGCTTGTCGATGATCCGGACCATGGCGAGCAGGTCATCGTACTGCTCCGTCTTGATGCCGTATGGGTACAGCAGCCGGAGAATCTGGCCGGACTTGTCGAAGCTGCGTCCGTAGGCCTTCTGCTTATCGTCCACCAGGCGGCCGATCTCCGCCCCGATCTCTTCGTATTTGCCGATCATCCCTTCATCCCCATCATCACTTTGTCCGCGTAGCCCGGCTCGCCGCCGGAGTAGCGGTGCAGGGCTTCGCGCAGGGTGCGGCTGCTATTGATGTAATGTTTCAGGATCTCCGTGCCCGCCCAGATGTTCGTCTCCGGGTCACGCAGTTCCGCCCGCGTCCACCGCGTCCACGTCGGGGCGTGGACCTGCATGAGCCCGTGCGCGTCCCGGGAGGAGCGCGCGCGCGGACGCCAGGAGCTT